ACCACGCTCTTCTGGGGCTGCTGCCAGAAGATAAGGACCTCTGTAAATCTTCTCCAGATCCTGCATCTGCTGGTTGAACTTCTTCCATGACTTTGTACGCCTTGCCTTGGAGTGTCCCGGAATAATCAACTGTTCACGCTGAATGAGTTCCGTCAGGTGTACCCAACGCTCGTTCTGCGCCCTTGCGTCCGAGGAGATGGGAAGTACTTCGATCTCAGGTAGAAGGATCTGTAGGCGCTCTGCTACTGCTCCACCGACACCCTGAGCATCTACACCGATACGGAATACGTCGTAGTTCCTGATGAAGTCGATGATCTGGAAGTACTGCTGCTCCCACTCCTCGTTGTTGATCTCCATCCAGTTCAGGACACGGTGCTCGTAGAACCCGAAACCATCAGGGTGGTCCCAGTCCACCCATACCGCTGTAGCCACAGTGGAGTCGTTCGACCGGGCAACGTCGATACCGACCACAATTGGGGTACGCCACCACTGCTTGATGAGTGTCATCGATGGGTCGTACAGACGTTCCATCCGCTCTTCGGTGACGAACATTCCCTTCTCAAGGATCCAGTGGTTGCAGTAACTCATACGGAACTCGTCTGAGTCCTCACCGATACGGAGTTTTTCCTTGGCGATGAACTTGGCGTAGTTCTGGTTGTACTTGGCCGCAACTCGCCAGTCGTACTCAAAATGCGCCTGCCTGTGACCACGGCGGGCATTTACGTCACGACGTTTGTTGTACTGGATCGCCTTGTAGAAGTAGCACTTATTACGGCTGGCGGTTCCGGTCATCATAATTGTGCCGTTGTTGAAGGCCAGCATTGGTTTGATCGACTTGTTGATCATAAACTCGTCGGCCTCTTGGGCCTCATCAACAAGGGTGAAGTGGTAGGTCTTTGATTCGATCTTGGCCTTCGGGTTACAGGTCTGCATACGGCAGAGGGAACCAGACTTCTTCAGAGAGATGACCTTTCCCTTTCCACGGGAACCACCAGACGCTGCCTTGTCGTCTAGTTCTGGGTCCAGCAGGAAGTCCATAGCGTGTTCACTGGTGAGGGCGGTGACGATACGACCGAACACCGTTTCTGCTTGGTCTTCGGTCGGGGCGAACACACCTACCCAGAACCCCTTGTCGAACTTGCTCAACCAAGTCGGGTACACCTTCGACAACTTGGGAAGGATGACCATCATGGCCGCAAGGACCTTGCTGAGAACCTCAGACTTACCGGACTGACGGGTGGCAACCAGCGTCAGTTCCTCACCGTCACCAAGGATGATCGACTCAATGATCCGGTAGGCGATAGGTAACTGGTACGGGAAGAACGTGATGTTGCTGAACTCCTCTGTAAAGAGGATCAGTTTCTTCACCAGTTCATCAACGAACTCAGCAGAGGTTTCGTCTAACTCCTCGTGCTCTAGTTCTTCGATCTCTTCTTCAACGAATGTGTCAGTCATATGAGTTCATATTGTAACCCATAAAGCAAAGGACCGGAGCAAATGCCCCGGTCCTTTACCACTACCTATCTTTTAAATCATAATAATGGCAGGGCTAACCTGAGTCCACCCTTTGTTGCCGTAATACCTTTTGTTAAAACAGGCTTAATTGGCCCGGAATTTCAACCGGCCTGCTTTCGTTATTGAGATAACGAAGAGACCTGTCGATCAGCGCACCAAGAATAAGCAAGTCAACAGAAAGCCACATACCCGTGGTTTCCGGTGGCTGCATCTTCATCGCAGTACCTTCTACCTGCAACAGTTTGCTGAGACGGTCTGACTGCTCTACGACGTACTTGATCGACGGGAGGAGATCCTTGTCAATCCAGATCTTTGAATCGCTCATGGTCTAAACCCTACTTGCTTTCTGCCTTCTTCGCAAGTCTTTCCGACAATTCGTGGAGAACTTGCGAAACGGTGTTTCCGATGAGAACACAGTCCTCCAGAGGGCCGTCGTGATAACGCCACGCATCGATAGACTGGCCCAACTGGAGAGCAAGAGTGTCAACCCACTTGATCAGTTCCTCGTTCGTCATCTTCTGGATACGAGCAGGGACGTTCTTCGGAACATCCTCTTTCTTCTTGTGGAAGAAGTTCAGTGCCACTTTGAGATCTCCTTCGGCGTATTGCTCATGTAGAAGCCACCCATAGCGTCCAGAACACCATCGGTATCGTCCAAAAAGTCCTGCCGACGGCACAGACCGATCTGCAACGTGTACTTGGATACCCGGAACTGAATCCCCTTACCACGGAGCCAAGGTTGGGATAGTTGGCGCATGAATCCAATCGATAGAACCTTGGTGCCTTTCTTGCCATTATCCCGGACCACCCAGTACAGGGGACCTAGGTTCTGAACCATATTCATGCTGTTTCCAAAGATCGAATAAGCGTAGAACAGGGAGAAGCAGAGAAAGGTGAGGAAAAACACCGGATATTCAAAGGTGAGAATGGTCAACCAGATGTTGGTAACGAATGCTGCGACGATAAGAAACTTCATTGTTGTCCTAGATTAATAGTCCTTGTTCATCAGGCCAGTTGTTTTGGAAGGGGAAACTCTCAAGCCACCGCACACTACGTCCCTTGGAATGCGATTCACGGAATGACCGATAGTCACTGAGGGTACAGGGTCCGTACCGAGTGAGTTTACCGTTGTTCCTCCACCGTACATAAATGTACCCCTCAATGATGGGCATCACCTGAGCACCATGAACGGGGTTGTCCATGATCCATGAGTTCTGCTGGCTCTCAGTGGGAATGAACTGATGGGCACGGACTCTCGTAGAGAGCGCAGGACCTTGGTAGTACTCACTAGCAGGCCCAACAAAGTAGGGATCCAGATCTCCCGTAGTGTCTTCCCACGAAGCATCCCGAGAAGGGAAAAGAGAACGTAACCCTCCGGGAGGTGGTCCAGTAGTGGGTGCTGGCTTACCACGCCCTGTATTGCCACCTGTTTCTTGAGTCTCCTCAAGAACCTGACTAAGTTTCTTGCCAAGACCGGGAGCCTTGCGACCCATGATGAGTCCTAACTAGCGATAGATGCCATGTACTCAGCGAATGCCTTGTACTTGGCAGCGGTTACTGGGCCGTACACGCCGTCTTGGGTGATACCAAGAGCCTTCTGCATGGCCTTGACACCCTCAAAGGTGCGCTGACCGAACCAACCATCGCACTTGTAGTCAACCCACTTACCTGACGAGTCCTTATATCCGTACCAGTTCCAGAAGGCCATGACCTGCTGGAGCGTTGCTACTTCCTTGCCGGTCATGTTGATCGGGGTGACCAACCGAAGAGTTGGGGCAGGAACAACCACGAACGGCTTCGGTGGGGCAGGAACAGGTGGAGTATCCGAGGGCAACTTCTTCAGGGGAACCATGTTCGCAGTGAACTGACGACGGCTGTGAGGGATCTCTGCTGGTTGGAAGTGCCACCATTCACCGTTGACGTTGCCGAAGTGGACAAGGTTATGCTTTGCGGCAATAGAAGCAGCGAACTTGACATCACCAACGAGATCTACGGCAAGGCAGAAACCCTCAGGGGTGCAGGGTTCGTGGTAGGAGAGTCCGGGAGGGGCAGCGGGTGCTGCACCGGGATTGCGCTCCCAGTACTTACCTTCCCAGAACACATCACCAGTCAGGTCGTTGTCGTTCTCAACGGTGTAACGGGAGAGGAACAGGTTGCGCTGACCTTCGGTACTGCGCCATCCACCACCAACACCGATGGGTTTACCTGCGGCAATGCATTCGTCCATGAGGTTGAGTAGACGGCGGCGATACTCTGGCTCAAAGCGCAGCCATACAGACCACTGTAGGAGTTGCTCCTTGGTCACTGTCTTACCGGCGTACCCGGTCATATAGGTAGTCATGTTCACTCCTTATCACTATTGAGTATATCAAACAGGGGTTTTGATCATGGTAATCCATGTTCCCGTATCTGGGTCCCATACCTTTGCATTACCGGCTGATATCCAATTTGTGCCGTCCCATGTCCGTGGTACGGCCTTGGTCCACTGCCCGGACTTGTATACATACGTCCTGCTCAAATAGGTATTACTTGCAGTAGCAACAAAGGTAGTAACACCTGTAGAGGTTCCTACGACATACACAGTCTTGGTAGCAGAGGCTGTGGCTCCCCAAGAGCCAAAGTTGGCTGTCGGGATGGCGATTACCCAAGGGCTTGCATACGCATTTAGGGTTCCAAAGCCAGAGGATGCCGCATATACATACACCGTCTTGGATGCAGTTGCAGTACCAGACCAACTGATAGGTAGTTGTGCAGATGCAGGATGTTCCACATCTGCCGACGCTGTCCCGGACCATCCACCGATAGACATAGACCCAGATGCTGGAACAACAGTGGCAGAAGGGATTACAGTTACAAGGGCAGTCGCTGACCATTGTCCCCATGCCCCAGTAGCCGATACAGAATGCTCTACGTCTGCTGTCGCCATACCGACCAAGGAGCCAAATGCCCCGCTTACTGCGGCAAGGTGCTCTACAGTTGCAGATACTGACAGTGAACCGGCCCCAAAGGACCCAGAGGCAGAGGCCGTGATCTCTACTACGGGTGATGCCGAGGCACCCCATGATCCACCATCAAGAGAACCTGTGGAAAACACGGTCTTACTAGCGGAAACGGTCCCAGACCACCCACCGAACTCACCAAGCGGGAACGCAATAACCCAAGGACTGGCGTAAGCGTGCAGGTCACCGAACCATGCGGATGCGGCGTAGACATACACGGTCTTTTCTGCTGTTGATGCTGCTACCCAACTGCCGAATGTTCCGTCAGCAGATGCTGGAACAGTTACGGATGCTGTAGCGGTGTTAGTGGCCGCTCCCCATGTTCCTGTTGCTGTGGCGTAAACTGTTGGGATTACATCCGCTTCGGCAGTAGCGGCTACCAAATCCCAACTGTAGGGGGCTAGTCGGTCTACAACTACATCGTTCCAGAGTTGGACAGTGTAGACCTTGCCGTCAGTAGAGAACTCGCTTCCGTCATCTTGGAAGAAGATGAATCGACTACCGCTACCGACGGTTACAGGCTGGCTTGTATCAGGAGAACTATTCCCGATAAGAGGACTTGCACCATCCCAGATTGGAGTGAGTTCACCGAGGCTGTCTACACTGTAGAGATTGAGGATGTTTCGTCCACTATCCCGTACAAGAAGGATGCGGATTAAGTCATCTACTTCGTATAGCGAATCGCTCTGAGCACCATCATAATTATAAAAGTAAATTTCTCCACTAAAAACATACAGTCCGTAGTCCTCTACTCCATCAGTGAAACTGATGATCCTTCTATAAGAAACAACCTCACTAAAGGAGAACTCTAGGAGAAGGCTCCACGTTTCAGAAAGAACCGAGGGGGTGTCAAGGATAAGCCCTGTGCCAGAGCCTGTCGCCCCAGACCAATACCAATACGACCCATTTGCATCTGTTCCGTAGCCGCTTGTAGTTACGTTGTCAGGCGTGAGTGTTGAACTACCGGAGGAGTCAGTTAGCGAACTGTCAAACCCAAATGTGGAGAACGCATTGGGCAGTTTGTTGCGTGCAGATGCATTGACTGTCTTTGTTGCGGTCGCAGTAGCAGATAGTCCACCCCACGCGCTGTTTGCTGTTGCGGTAACTGTCTTAGTGGCAGATGCTGTTGCAGAAATGGCACCGAAAGAACTAGCACCAGAAGCAAATACGGTAGGTGACGCTGAAGCAGAGGCCGACC